TCTCAGTTTATCTGAAAATATTTATTCAAAAGGTTATTTTCAGCGGGGAAACATGGAGTGAACTTTACCAGTCTGGATATGACCAATCACTAAATGCTTTCTTTTTTCTTTTATTCACAATTCTCCTTACAGTGCAAATTTTACATTCATATGAATATGATGATGGAACTGCTCCTCTACTCTTTCTAGTTCTATAAAAACCATCAATTAAATTCTTTTCTTCTCCACATACTCTACACTTTCTATCAACAAGCAATAAATGCCCAAGTTTTAATTGCTTATCATCAAATTCCATCTATCGGTAATTCCACATATAATCCATACCACCACCCTTATCACCATATTCATCTGTAAACCATCTGTCACCATCATTATCAACAAAACTTTCATTATCCATACCATCATCCATAAATCCAAATGGAGCCATATCCTGCTCTATCTGATTTTTCTGTTCTTCATATAATCTTTTTCTTACATCTTGATCAGTAAGTTCCTTAAAGTAATCATTCTGAACCAACCATGCATATATGACTAAACACATAGCAAGGTCATCATTACATCCCTCTTCTGCCTCAAATGAATTATGTTTTTGAATAAATGTTGTTAATTCGGATATAATCTCATAATCCTTAAATACAATCTTATCTGCTTCAATAAGAGTCTTTAAGTTAAGGGAACCAACTTTTTTTACAGTCTTAGACATCTTAACCCCAAGTTGAGTCTTCTTACCAGAGAAACCTTGACCCACAACTTGACCTGCTCTACCTCTCATAGAACACATTAATAAGTTTTCATATTCCAAATCAAAGTTTAGAATAGATGCTACCTGATCACCAATATCATTTACCTCACACATTATATAAGCATTATTATATTTCTTTGCTACTTCCCAAATTAAATTGGGAAATATCATAGGTTTAATTTCATTATTCCTATATTTACCAACAATACTATGAGGGAACTCTGTAATATCAACTATCACAAAAGCAGAATAATCTTCACTAACTCCTCTTGCAACGTCAACGGTCATTAAATAATCGTGTCCTTTTACAGGATCCTCATAGATATCCAATCCAGCACTTCTTGTCTTTGGATTTTCATATACTAAAGTTCTAAGTTTAGATGGACTGATAAGAGTATCAACGGATCCTAAGAACTCACACTCAAACTCAATCTTAAATTGCTGTTCAGATGTATTAGCAATAGTTTGTTTTTTCCAAGCAGCATCCCTACCAGGAACTTGAGACCAATGCACATCAGTTGGAATATATTCATTCTTACCTTTCTCTGCATCATGCCAATACCTATAGAAATGGTTCATCCCGTGTGGGGTTGAAACCATTATAACTTTGGTTGTTTTACCAGAAGTAATAGTAGGATAAACAGAACTAAAGAATGCCTCGGCAATATGATTAGGAACAAAAGCAAACTCATCCAAGAAAAGAATGTTGAAAGACATTCCTCGGACAGCACTAGCAGATGTTGATGCTGCAAGTATTTTTGATCCATTTTCTAACTCCAGTGATCCTTTGTTCCAAGATACAATACCTTGTTGCATCCACTTGGGTAAGTTCTCATATGCAGTCTGCAATCTACCTAATAAGTCTCTGGCAGTTGCTGCTTTGTTTGCAAGAATACCGATATTAACACTATCATTAAATACGACATAATGTAATAAGTATGATACCGATGTTGTAGACTTACCAGTCTGACGAGGCATCTTACATATATTGAATCTATTCTCGTGGAAATTTGTTATTAATTTCTCTTGGAAGTCATAAGGTTTAAATTGAATAAGTCCCTCATCAAGAGAAACAATCTTCATATAAGTTTTAGCAAAATATACAGGATCTGCTGCACATCTCATAAACTCTTCAATTTGCTCTTGAGTAAACTCTTGAGCAACGTTTGCCTTTTTTAGATTGGGATTACCTAAATAAATGTCTTCCATAATAAATCTCCTATGTCATTTCATATTTACCAAAGTGATGTTTTCTATCGTGCTCTATAGTTCTTCTTTGTAGTTCTAATACTTTTTCTAATCTTTCTACTTTCTTCTCTAAATCTTTATTTTTGTCCTCCGACTTGGAGGAGTGGTGCTCCTGGTTCATAGTTGGAAATTTCGTAATTCCAGAGTTTACAGCCAGGATACACTTTTCTCACTTGATCCTGAACATCTCTGCGTGAAGGTACTTTAACTGACGGGAAAAACATCTTTATCATGTAGTTTGTTCCTCGCCATGCCAAGTACACGTCGATAATATTACCGACTTTATTATAGTTTGGTAAACGTGTTGCTTCGTTAATTGTTTGCATTTCGTTATACATCATGTAAATATTTATATTTTTTTAGGTTAGAGTAAGTGATTTTACTATTTTAAATACAGTTGAATCACTTGAAGATGGAGTTGCTAATAATCTTACATTACCACTATTGATATCAGCATCAAACGTTGCAAGAGTTACTCCAGTCTTAATAGTTCCAAATTCACTCATGAATACATTAGTTCCATCATGTAAAATATTCATCGTTGTTACATGATATTGAGATCCTCTTGTAACCTGAATTTGATACTGTGCAGATCTATAGGTAGCTGCTGTAAATGTATCTACGGAAGCTTCTGATGTAGAAGTTTTTGTGGACGTTGCTGATTGTATAGCAGCATGAGATGGACCTCTTCCAAGTTGCAATCCTCCTCCAGCAGTAACAATACCAACAGAATCAATATTAGTTACATCTTCATATGTTATTGTACCACCTACGGACAAACTACCACCAACGTGCATACTTAATGCAACACCAACACCACCATTAATAACTAATGATCCAGTTGATACTGAAGTTGAATTAGTAGTATCTGTATATGTACTAACACCACTGATTTGTAAATTTTTAAATACAGATGTTCCTGTGGTATCAATACCAGCAATAGTATTAGAAGATGAAAGAGCAGTACTTGCTATACCAACCCACTTGGAAGTAGATGAATTATAAATTAATAATTCATTATTAGTACCATCAAAAGTAACGTCATCAAGATCCTTTATGAATCCTGCACCACCACCACCGATGGATCCTAACTGATACTGTACTCTTTCTACAAATAACTTATAATGTTGCTGTAACTGATCAAGAGTAACAAAGTTCTGATCTATTGGTGTAAGTGGATCATCATTATTAGTATCCTTTGGATCATCAAGTAACCCTTCCTCATAAAGATCTTTTAGTTCATGTTGTTTATCTTTTAATTCTTCAACAAGTTTATATAATTCAGTTACATCTAAAGTAGTATCTTCATACTGATTGTGTAATCTGGCAATGTTTCGATTTACATCCCTTCTTAAATTATTGATAGTATCATCATAATATTTTGGTTTAGGTAAATTTTCAATCTCTGCTGATAAACCATCAAAGTATCCTTTAGAAAGATCTTTAGTTTCTAAATTCTTTCTATTAAATTCCTTTACTTCTTCATCTACCTTTTGCTTTAAAACATTATAATGACCAAGTATTTGTTTCTTTAACTTTCTATCATCATCTTTAAATTCTCTATGATGATCCCAAATTCGAAGAGCAGTTTCTTTTAACTCTTCATATATTTTAGATTTAGTTTCTTTTAAATTGTTAGTTGCTTTTTCGAATTCAACTTTAGTCTCAAAATCTTTAAGATCAAAATTTTCTGAAATCTCTTGAATCTCCTGATCTATTCTACCTCTAATAGAATCAAGATTATCATTTACTTTTACAAAGTCAGAATCAATAACACCAAAAGTTTTTCCTATCCATGAGAAATCAGGAACCTCATTAACCTCATTGACCCACTTTGGAAATACAGGTACAGATTCTTTTACTGCAAGAATATCTTCTTTAAGAGATTCTAAATCAGACTCATAATACTTTGGTTCAGGAAGATTTACAATATCTTCTTTAATAACCTTAATCTTCTCCTCAAGGTCATTTACTTGTTCATCATAATATTTTATCTCTGGTATATCAGCAGCATTACGATCTATCTCTTCTCTTAATGCAGAAATTTCTTCATCATAATATTTTATTTCTGGAGGTTCTGGAATACTATTTCTAACTTCTTCAACTTGTTCTATAAGTTTTTCTAATTCATCATCATAATATTTTATTTCTGGAATATTTGGTATATCTTTTCTTACGTCATTTATCAGACGTACTATCTCCGTTAAATCTTTTGATTCTTCCTCTATGGAACAAGGTCCAGTATCTACTATATTTAATACAACTTCATTTTCTTCTTCTTTATCCTTCTCAATGAAGTCATCTACCGAAGGTAATTCTTTTTCTTCTTTTATAAATTCATCGAGTGAGGGTAATTTACTTTCTAGTAAATCATCTATCGACGGTAACGTATCCGACATTGTATTAGTAACGTATGTACTTCAGGATTTCTCTCCTTCTATTATTTAGAATCTTTAGGTAGTCCGTTCTTTAATAGTTTTTGTAACTCTGCAGTTGATCCAACAAACAGTGCATTGTTAACAGTAGATGGTCCTTTTTGTTTATTCTCTTCTTCCACATCTTTTAATTTTTTCTGAAGATCCATCAACTTATCAGTTGCATCTGAAACACTCTTGATCAGTTGTCCTGCAACCTCATATGCTCTTGGCATCTCACTATCCTGTGCAAGTTCAAGAATACCATTAATCGCCTCCTGACCCTTCTCTATGATACTGTAGAGATTACCACGAGTATACTCATAGTCCTTTTCAATATCATTTTTAGTAAGTCTATCTGGTTTTTGTATTCCAACATTTGGTTTAACCTCATCTGCATCTAATACTTCAGTAGGTGCAATGTTGAAAGTTTCGTCTAAATTTTCTGTTGATTTCATGATGTAGTATCAGTAATTGTTCCATCAAATCCAAAGTCATCTCCATCAGCAACCAATGCACTATCAACACCAATAGTACCAATACTTGTAGTTGTATTCGTAAAGTCAATACCCTTGACTGCTGCTCCTAGTACGTGCTCAATTGGAATCGCACCATCCTTTCCTCTAGTAACATTAAGTGTATTACCAGATTTGGATCTTACATATATTCTCTCACCATCAATGTCAATATACTTCCTTGCTGAAATACCACTTGCATCTTCAACATCTATTGTCTTATCTTCAACAGTTACATTATCAGACAATACTGCAACGGTATCGTCTGTATAATCTTTGAGTGCTTTTGGTTTGACAGAGTATGTAAGTTCTCTTCTGGTATTTGTTGTATCTGTACCAGTAAGGTAATTGATAGTAGACTTCTTGATGATGTCTTTGGTAGCATCTGCAGTAGGACCAAAGAGGTATGTCTTTGCAGTAAATCTTAAAGTATAAAGAAGAACTCTTCTTTCAGAGAAATCTCCTTCATAATCATCTTGCATTGTTACGTTTTCAAGTACTATTGGAATATCTCTCTTCTCATTTAATGCTGAAACCAAATTAACTGTGAGGTTATATGATGGTTGAAAATATGGTAATATTTGTTCTACAATTTGAAGTGCATCATCATTCAATTTACACATAATAGCAAGTTCAAATTGCATGTTATATGGAACAGGCATATATGCCTTTTTAGTATCAGATTCTGAATTAGGATCCTTTACAGTAAATTGTTGAGTAGTAGTAACTTTTCTTGAAGAATCATAAGTTAAACCCGTAAACTCAAATGACATCCTTGGTAAAGTAATGGCAAATGGTTTGTTTAAATCTGGTGATTGATCAATTCGTGCCAAAAACTTTTGGGTAGGTCCATATGCTAATGGAACCTTCACAGATCCACCGTCTTGTTTAATAGAAATGTTATTAAACAAGGTTCCGAAGGAGATGATTGTTCTCCTAAAGATCTCGTTGTAAAAATACTCAAACATTTTATTTTATAGGGGTTAACTATTATTTAGGGAATACCGAATGGATTCCGTTCAGTAAAGTCTAAAATATCATCTGCCTCGTTTTCAATATTTAAATTATCTGCATATTCATCATTGTCTGGTTCAGTACTAATAAGTCTTATAACATGAGTAGCACCTGATGTTCCTCCAGTTAAAGTCTCACCAGTAACAAACGTACCAACAACAGAAGCAACCTCTAGAACATTTGTGCTAGAATTCCATACTCTTACTCTTGCAGTGGTTCCACTTGTACCACCAGTTATTATCTCATTGAATGCAAATTCACCAGTTCCACTTGCACCAGGATCAGAAATACTAATTGTAGGTGCAGTGCTGTATCCTAAACCAGAGTTAGTTATATTAATAGCAGTAATTTCTCCAGAAGAACTTACGACTGCGGTAGCAGCAGCAGAAACTGTAGTAACACCTGATTTGAATACTTCATTAGTAAAGGTGATTGTTGGAGATGTTGTATATCCACCACCACCTGATGAAACAGTAACTATACCAATAGTTCCATCACCAATAGTACTTACAGCAGTAGCACCTGTGCCAGTAGCACTGATAAAGGCAATTTTAGGTGCTACAGTATATCCAGCACCAGCATTAGATAAATCAACATGCTGAACTGATTGAGCACTTGGGTTTGCATTTAAGTTACATACATTAATTCCACCAATCATTCTAACAGTTGCAATACCAGTCGTTCCTCCAGAAGGTGCAGAAGATATGGCAACAGTTGGAGGTGTTAAATATCCACCACCCCTATCACCTATGGTGATATACCTAATAGCACCAGAAGTTACAATACCTGTTATTGCAGTTGCAGTAGACCCTGTACCGATTAGAGTTAGAGTCTGTGTTATTCCTTGTATTGTACTGATACCATCTTCAGTTAGACCGTCACCAACATCATCACCAACTAAATTATCATCAATATCATCAACACCAGTGGCAATGACTTCATCCTCAATTCTGAATAGTTCACAAGTAAGTTCATATGTATATAAATCTTGTAACTGATAATATGGTTTTGCGTACTCAATATCTTTTATTTCATAAAGACGATCATCAAGTGGGAACCATACCAAGTCTCCAGTCTTGGGTCTTGTAGAA